CTCCAGCCAAGGTGTTGACATCGATGGTGACTACTGCCTGGACCTTGGGGGCATGTCTTCAACCATGCAAAACGGCCCCGTCTTGGTCGGCCTCACTCGCGGCAAGTCAAACGTCTTCCTCAGTATAGACGCTTCTGCACCGGCTCCCCGCAGCGGTTCCTTCAGCTGCAGCACCATTCTGTCGAGCATCGCCGCCGTCTCTGCCCACAGCGGTCACTCCCTTATTGAGCTCGACTCCGACCCCGCCCGCCTAATAGCCCGCCACGTCACCGAGCACATCCGCGCTTCGGTCCCTGCCCTGCGCAACACTGCGCAGCCCCTTCCACTGGTAGGCGCCCTGCGCGAAGGCATCCCCTCCCTGGCTGAAGCCCATGTCACACACGCCAACTTGCATGAGGCCCTTACCTTCCACCATCCTTGCCTCCCTGTGATGACGTCCTCAGACACCACTGTCCCTGCCACGATTCTTATCCCTCCCCCCACAATGCCGTGCGACCCTCAATTGGAGTTCGAGCCGAACTATCCCGCAGACAACTTATCCCGCGAGCACCGCTTTCAAGGAGTTCTCACGCATCAGTTTCGGGCCGGCAAACACCCTGGCGTCAAGTTGCACAACCGGCTCGACCGGGCTACGGTGCGAATGTCCGAGGCCAAACGCTTGCACTATGCCTCCCCTGGTGCCAACCGCCGCAGCTTTGGGCTCCCTTCCACTGCTTCCAGACTATGCTCCTTGAAGCAGGGGTTCCTGTCCATCTTCCCGGCCTTCTCCCGAACGCGGGATTTCACCGCTCTCCTGGATCAGTGCCAAGAGGAGACGTTCAACTCTTGGGTTTCCAAGCGCACCCTTCGCGCCATCCAGAAGAAGCTCTGCGCTGAGGCGATGGACTGGTCTCCCGACTTCACCAAGACCTTCTTGAAGAGCCAAGTCGTCAAGAAGAAGGAGAAGTGGTACTCTCGCGCCACCCCGGGCCAGACCATCACAGAGTTCCCTCTCGTCAAGACCTTCCGTGACGCCGCTTTTGCCCTGTGTCTTGAGAAGGTCGTCTTAGAGGAATGCCCCGCGCATGTCTACCTCCACCTACGGCGAACCACCTCCGACTTGGAACGGTGGTGCTCCACCCACATGGCCACGACGGACAGCTTCACAGAGACGGACTACACTGCCTGGGACTCCTCCATTGACGCCCCCTTCATCAATTTCGATTGCTGGCTGATGACTCAGCTCTCGTTCCCCGCTGAGTTCATCACCAATTATCGCGAAGAGGCCTGTTCCACGCGCACTCAACGCGGTAACCTGCGAATCATGCAACACTCCGGCAACCGCTTCACCTTTCTCCTTAACACGTTGCGCAATGTGGCCCTCACCAACCACACCTACTCCAATCTGAGCAGCGTCCCCCAAGCCTACGGTGGCGATGACTCCCTCTTGTCGGGCGTGCCCAATGTCTCGCCCTACTTCCGTCCATCTCGTTGGTTAATGTCACCCAAAGTCTTCCGCACTACCGAGGGCCATCTCTTTGGGCACCTTGTCTCGTTCGGAAAGTTATCCTATGATTATGAGTACATGAATCAGCGCCTCGAGAACGCCATCGTCAGTCGCCCACTTGATTCCGACTACTTTCGCAGCTTTGCTGACCAGATGACGGCACTTCCTCGTACGGATGACCCGCACTATGCTATAGTGTATGAAAGGCTCATTGCGCATGCTACCACGCATAGACTGCGCCTCCCTATCCTCGGCAGTTACTCCCCCACCCGCCTTCTGTGCTTCCCTCAGTCCATTTTTACCAACGGCATTGTACCCGAACGGTTCCCCGTTCTTTGGTGCGATTAGTCGTCCTCCTTCGTCCGCAATGACGTTAAACTATTCGTAACCATGTAGGGAACTGTAGCTAGATATAAAGCAAGCAGATAACAACACGTCATGACCCAAAATTTGTCCCTGCCCTTCGGAAAGGTAAGTAATATTCCCACAACTCAGGAAGCAGCCGGCTCGTTTTCACGCCTGCTGAAGCCCAAAAACCACCCGCGTCTTTCTTTATGCGTGGGCACCTGAACCTGCGAGGCCCCCTCGATAGGTGGTTAGTTCGGACCGGTTGCCCGGCCGAGCGAGACGGACCAAATGACTAGGTCTCCGTAGCGGAACTCCTCGCTGAGCGAGGACGGTGGTCCCGTGAACCACCCTACGCATGATCTGCCGCTGATACCCCTCGGTTATCCGTAATCAGTGAGCTAACAGAATTATAGTCTCCGTCGGTCGCGCACTCTTTTGCGGCTTAAGGTATATCGAAAGCTGTGCTTTGTCCTCAAATTGCTAATTATGTCTCAATCTTTGACTAAATCAGTCCTCACCACCCCCGCCACCTCCGCTGTGGCGGCAGAAACTTCCACGGCCGGGGTCTCTACCCTCACTTACGCCCCCGCCCCCTCTGTGTCCGAGTTCAGCGTTCCATTCCGTGTCTCCATGGACGGCACTGCCAAGCCTCAGGTGCGTCTGGCCCTCCGCAGCAATGCTGAGTTCCGTGAGCGCACAGCCTTCTTCGAGTCCGTGGAGCTCCTGGGCATCGATTTTGTCTGTCGTATCCTGCCAGGCTCTTCCCGTCAAATCTGGTGGGCCTTCGACGCTTACAACATTGCCTCC